CTCCTGAGTGATCTTTAGAAAGTCTCTGAGTACTGATCCTTTAAGTGATGGGAGTGTCTTTCTGACTATGGAGATCACCAGAGGCTCTGTCGCTGTAGATAGGACATAGCATAGGTACTGTATGATAGCATAGGTCTTGCCAGATCGAGTACCACCTTGATGTACTCTGATTCTAGCATCTGATTTGATAAGATCGTAAAACTGCCTATTACAAAGCTGCTCTACTCGTTTTCTGCTGGTTTCCATTCTACTAGTGTTGAGGTAACGCCTCCACCCAGATCTATCTCTTGCTTCTCTACATACCCTCTGGACTTCCCTTTAGTCTTTAGGTAGAATATAGTAGCTGTGACATTTTCCTCTTTTGTGATCAGATCAAATAGCTTAGACTCTACTGTGTCCACAGCCATCTCATTGATCTCCTCTACAGCAGCTTTAAAGTCTGGATCTTCATTTACCCATCTATAGAAAGTAGTGCGCCCTATTTTTGCTTTTTTGCATGCAGTTGAAACTACTCCCAAAGATCTCTCCAGAGCTTTTAGTACTTCTTTTTTAGTATGTTCCATCTGTTCCATAGTACAAAGGTATTAAAACGAAAAAGAGCAGCCTAAAGCTGCCCTCTAACGATTAACCAAACAAATTAACTCTAATAATGATTTACACTATGAATTGATGTAAATATACTACTTATTCTTGAAATAAATAATGATTTGACTGTCTTTTAGCTCTAGCCTATACTCTGACGATTTATAGAATAGAAGTCTGTTCATGACTCTTGTCCAGTCATTTAGACTGATCTGGCCTGTGTTGTACCAGTAGGTTAATAGTTGTCTCCCTTGTAACTGTATCTCCATGTTTAGCTTTTTTACAAATATACTAAATATCTACATTCCTTTCATATATGTGCAGATAATAGTCCCAGATCTTTTGAGCAGCTTCTGACCATGCTATGATCTCATCGCCTTCTCTGATGATCCTACCATTCACTCTGAGCTTGAGTGTTACATCAGACTGTGGTATAGGATCTACAGGAAACTCTAGGATGTGGATGCCATTATTAAAACACCACGCCATAGCCTCATAGTGTTTATCTGTTACTCTGGGCATCTTTCGTCTTTTAGGAGCTTTCATATTTGGTGATTATGTTCACTGATTATCTAGATATTTGGTGAATAGATTTCTCGCTTTTTGATAATCAAACTACTTTGACTTTCATTCTTTGATGTCAAATCTATACAGATGTGAATTGTTATGTATAAAAAAATCCATTTTCTTAACAAAAGGAGTGATCAGAAAGGTAGATCTGTTACTACTGTAAATCCTTTACCTCCATCGACATGACGATAGACTCCACCATTTGGAAAATCTGGAGCTATAGCAAATTTACCCTGTCTACCATTCTCTTTACGCTTTACTTTCTGGACATGGACAGTGACTGCATCAGATCCATACTTAGTGCGATGGCCTAGCTCTCTATAGACAGTCAGACATCCAAATGATTTATTAAAGAAGTCTGATGATCCAGAGATATCGTATGGCGTTGGCACTTTGAATCCACCAGAGTTGTTGAGTTCCATTTTTCTAGGATGCGCCACCAGAAAGAGATGAGTGTTAGTCTGCTGGACAAACTGAGTGATCTCTGATAGGATCTTAGACACATAGTTTAGATCTCGCTGTGCTGAGTGATCCAGCATATTGTATGGATCTATCACACAGATATTAATTCCTTTCTGGAGTACCAGCTCTCTAAACTTATTTAGGATCGCCTTGAGTGTGAGGTTTTCTAGATCGATCTTAACAAAATGAAAATGATCCTCTATAAAGGCTTTAGATCTATTTAGCTTATCACGATCACAGTCAGACTCATTGAGCTTATTTGCGATGCGTTTGATATGTCCCTCAAAAGGAAAAGACTCAGGAGCAAAAAAAGCAGTTTTAAAGTCATGCATTGTAGCCATATTAACTGCGATCTGATCGATCACATCAGACTTACCAGAGTTAGGTATACCTGTGACTACTGTCCACTCTCCCAGAGCTATTTTAAAAAAGTCATCGCTCTCTGCTAGTCCCAGAGAATAGTTTTGTATGCCATACTCAGAATAGTTAAGCACACTACTCCAGATGTCATTGATATTTAACACACCCTCTATAGGGAAGTTTTTAGCCTCTTTAAGACACTTTCTCAAAGCTTCTGGCCCTTGACTACCTAAAAGATCATTAGCATCCTTAAAATCGCTTATTTCGACATATTTGCATCTATGTCTACCTAATCTTCTCGCCAGCTCATTCCTTAGAGACATTCCAGCCTCATCATTATCAGTAAATAATACGATAGACTCCATGTCCTTAAAATACTGCCAGCAGTTATCCAGATATTTCAAATTCTGGTTTCCTTTAGATGCGCCATTTGGTACAGAGACCACTGAATAGATCCCAGCCTCATGTAGTGATAGAGCATCCATCTCTCCCTCCACGATGTAGCAGTGAGTAGAATCTTTGATATTATCGATCCCATAAAAGATCAGCTCAGCTCCAGAGACCATTTTAAAATTTTTCTCTGCATCCCTAAACTTGACATTTACCAGCTGGCCATCTCTATAGTAGTTAAAATTGATCGCCTTTCTGCGCTTGTCTACCTGTGGAAACCACTCCACTGACTCTGTGATACCCCAATTCGCCAAAGTAGCCTCTGAGATACCTCTCTTTTTAAAATAAGCTATAGTACGCTCTGATAGATCTATACCATGTGCATCTGGGATCACATACTCCTCTTTAGGCTGGAGCTTGACATTACCAGAAAATCCACAGTTATGACAGTTGTAGACTCCTTTCTCTAGATTTAGGGATAGACATTTGTCCTTTTTATTCTTTCTCGTGTGTGAGCATTTTGGACATAGTGTTTTTTGTTCTACTGCGTTGCTCTTAATCTCAATACCTAGAGCTGTAAATTGTTCGATCATTCTATTATCTTGTTTGCTTGGTTAATTAAATCGCTGTGTTTTACCATCACAGCTATATCTTTCCTTTTGTTTCGTCTACGAGGAGTGTATAGAGACACCTCATGTACTGCTGGTATGTTTGGGATCTTTACTCGACACCATTCTAACAGTTGTAGTCTGTCTACGATCACCCAGAGATCATAAATATAGAAAGCAATAGCATCAGCCTTGCCATAGATCCAGCCTTTTCTACCTACTACATTCTGAAACTCGATCCAGTGATAGTCTCCTTTATCACCTTTGACATCGTATTTGATCCCATTATGCTCCAGATCCCAGTGTTCAAATATATCCTGTTCCTTAGTTGCCCAGATGACATCGCCACCTAGTTTTTCTGCAAACTTTCTCTCAAAGGATCTACCTACCTCCAGATCCAGATCTTGCTTCGCCTTAATCTTTGGATCTAAACTCATAGCTATCGATGTCTGGAGTGAAAGTCTCAGCATAGATGTCGATATACCTTACTCCCTCCTTATTAAATTGTGTCAGCTTGATCAGAGATCTGATATTCTTTGCCCAGAATTGATCAGCCATTGCTTTCTGCAAAATGACATACACATGTCTGGGAGAGTAGCCATAAGATTTATCTAAACGATCCAGTTCTTTGATCCATTTGATATGCTGAGCCTTAGTCTTTGGCCTGTACCTTTCTGGAAAAAGAGGTAGTATATGCTTGTATGCTTTCTTTAGATTTTCAGGCGCTTTATATTCTTCTTTATTTTTAGTAGTACTACTAGTATATAATACTGGGACATTTTTGTCTACCCCCCCTAGACATTTTTGTCTACCCCTATGGACATTTTTGTCTACCCCTTTTACAGTGATAAACCTACCAGATACTTTTTTGTCATTGTACTGATATTCCACTGTGATATGCTCAGCCTTTTTAAGCTCAGAGATCCATCTGGAGATCGTTTTAGGACTCACCTTATAGATGTTAGCAAAAAACTCATTAGAGGCCCAGCAGTACCCCTCTTGATTAGTGAGCGCTGTGATCTCAGCATAAAATAATTTAGCATTAGGGGACAGGCGATCATCATACCTAACATCAGCTGGTATGAAAGCCCAGTAGTTTCTATCCATAAGTTTAGTCGATCATGGCCTTGATCTCGTCACAAAATTCTCTGATCTCCTCAAATACCTTTTTAAAATCTTTAGCTGGGATCTTCTCCTCTCCAAAGATTGTAAACAGGCACTCTACCAGCAGCTCAAACTCTACTCTAGTCATTTTGCCATAATAGACAAATCTAGGATTATGATCCAGAGTTGAGTCAGTGCGCCACACCTTATCATCAATTTCGCTATAGTAGACCTTTGTGTATTTGCTATAACTCATTTTTAAAATAATTATCGATTAGATCCTGTGCTTTATCAAAAGAGTTAAGCCATACAGCATACCATCCTAGCTCAGTGAGATCCTCTAGCATTTGCTTCTGGTTCTCAGTAGGTTTATTGTAGCCTACTTTTAGCTCGATGGCTAAGCCATTAAATTTATTGTTTTGGTTAAATATTAGTAAGTCTGGTACGCCAGAGAGGCCTCCTAAGTACTTAAATTTAAAACGCTCGAAAGGAGTACGCTTTCCCTCGTTCGCCACATGTATAACGAGCGCTTCTGGATATTGGAGCTGCAAATAGACTATCACCTCTCTCTGTAGCTTATCCTCTTTAGTTAAATACTTATGGAAACCTCCAGCCATACCTTATAAAATTATTGCTCCATCTGGAGTTAGATCATGACCTTCATACAGTGTAGCCACACCTGTATCTAGATACTTTTTCCACTGCTGAAATACGATCTCAAAGGCTCGCTCACCCTCCTCGATCTGATCCAGACTAAGAGCATAGTCTTGACAAGTATAAGGTGAATTAGTCTCTACTGCAATAAATCGCCAATTTAAAGGATCTAGGCCCAGCACTTTACAGTAGAAAATAGCCTGTAAATGATAGCCATACTTTTTGACATCAGATCTAAATGCTCTGGGACTATTATTCTGGCAAGTCTTAATATCTGCGATCATACCATTATCAGGATTGTAGACATCTGGTCTAGCCTTAATAGGCACGCCATCGATCTCTGAATAGTGTGAGATTTCTCTATCGCCTTTTAGTAGATCATAGACTCGATTATTACCTAGTGCATTATGAGTGATCCTTTTGACCACTTCCATCTGCTCAGGAGTGATGATGACCTTACCTTGAGATTTGAGGAGTACCTTTTGATACTCCTCTTTTCCCTGTTTAGTACGCCTATCTATCTTAGGCATCACATAGATTTGATCATTAAATTCCTCTGGTTCGAGGATCATAGTGTGTACAGCTGTCCCTAGATCCATAGAGGATGTAGAGTTCCACTCCTTACTCACAGCGTGATAAACGCTCTTTTTCCAAATCTCCTTGAAAGTACTGGAGCTGACTGCTGGATGGCTGTGATATTCGCTATTAGTGTCTTTTTTGGCTATCATGATCTAGAAAGGTAAATCGTTGTCATCGATTGAAGTGTCACTAATTACCTCTCCTGTAGATAATGGAGCAGCTTTAGGATATGGACTATCCTGTGTCTTAGCGTTGTCTGGTTTCCATGTGTTTAGAACAGCATAAGGCTTGCCAGATTTACCTCTTAGGATGTCTACATTGATCCACCCTCTGTAGTTTTTGTGCTTAGCTAAAAAGGCTGTAAACAGCTCAGCGTTAAATCCCATTTTTGCGATCACAAAGTCTGGGCCATTTTGAGGTACATCTACTGATACTCCCTCTGGAAAAATTTTCTCTTGTTGCATAACTTAAAAATTAAATTTAGAATTAATTACTTCTCTATATTGGCGCTTCATTTTATACATGCTCAGCACCTTTTGAGCCTGTTCTTTTGTTCCCTTTAATACTTTATGGAGCTGGCCCTCTGTTAGCCATTGATCATTTTGCTGCTGATGGATCGCATTAGCTACCTCCTCAGCGCTGGCTATAGAGGTATCGATCCCTATGCCTAAGTAGCCTAAAGCTCGCCCTAGTGCAGAGGTAAATCCATTCTCTAAAAAGCTGGTTTGATTGATGTGAGAGCTGTCTCTCTTTTCGTGAGCATGAGCAGAGGCCATCACTGTACCCTCTGGACTTTTTATCGAGATCTTAAAGATTCCCTCATCGCTGTCTACTTTGACTAGAGTCTCCTCTATAGTCCAATTTTTAAACTTAGCATCTGTCCTAAAATGGATCAGTCGCTCATTGACTGTGATGTAGTCTTTTCCCTTAATTTGGATTTTTTTCATAGTGCTATCTGGTTTAAATTAAATCCTAACTCATCGAAAACCTTTAGATCTCCCAGAGTCATACGATCTGGCTTCTCTAGTTTTCGCTTTAATGTTTGTACAGTGACTCCCAGAGCCTCTGCTACATCTGATCTCCTTAGTTTAAGGCGTTTGCACTCATTGACAAACCTAAACTCAAATTCTGTCATTTTTTACATTTTTTGTAAAACTAACAAAATAATCACGATTTTACAAGCACAAAAACCTCCCTCGTTCCAGAAAAAAATTCTAGTCAGAGAGAGGTAGCAAACAAGGGAAAGCAGAAAGTTCTAAGGTAGTAAGTCAAAGTCACCCTCTTTGACCACCTTCATTGTGACATTATCAGCTTGATTAGGCAAGTGAAACTCTATATCATAAGTGCCAGATTTAGCGCTGTATTTTAAGCGATCTATCATACCACCTACCAGAGTCTGATAATTATTAAAGTTGATCCAGATCTTATGATAAGGCTGTATCAGATCTGTAGTACCATCTGTCATTTTACAAGTTATAGAATACCTTTTTAAGTGTGTCCTATTGTCATTTAAAATGGACTGGGCATGTATATTATTGATTGAGTGATAGTCTAGTCCAGTACCAGAGGTATCAAACATTCTAGGCGTTCTATGCTGTAGACCTAAGAAGTTAAATACAGCACTATAAAATGGAGCATTAAACTCCAGAGATTTAGTAGATCGCCTTCTATTAGATCCTATGACACTGTGTATAGTGTTACGATCTGTGTCTGTCTGACCTTGTTGAGCGTATCGATCCAGTACTACCTTATCAATGAAAAATACACTATTAGACTGTGCATTATGGATTTTTGGTTTAAGGATCACAATTCTGTATCGCTGCTTTTTAAGAGCTACAGATCCAGAGGTATCAGATGGAGCTACTATCGTCTTTGATAGCGTGTGCCATGTGTTATTTTCACTGCCAGTAAATGTCTCATCATGTACTACTACACTAGACTCACTAGTATAGGTAACCCATGCAGATCCTGACCAGTACTGTGTAAATGATCCAGCGCCCTGATCATACTCTCTCATCAGAGCATAGTAGATAGTGATGTTAGATGTATCAGAAACGCCATCAGATTTGTGGTAGAAATTGATCGTCAGATAGCTATTATCCACCACATAGTACTGCATGTCTCCAGAGAATCCAGAATCATAGATTTTATCAGTCGAAAATGTAGGAGTTCCAGTAGTGATCCATGACTGTGTCTTGATCGAAAAATCACCAGTTAGTACTCTGGACTGATTGATGTAGTCAGTGTAAGGAGCTGAGGTATTTATGTAGTCGCTATAGTAGGTATTATTAAAAAGTACCCCATTGATTTTAAGCTCAAAGGATGGATCATTATTTAGATTATTTGCAAAGATCTCCAGCTCACCTAAATCTCTAAAGGTAGGAGTGTATTTATTGACCTTTACATTTACGCTCACTCGATCTACTGGCGTTTCATATCTAAGCTCTAGATCGTTTTTTAGCGCCTTAAATTGATCTGGTATGATCTTTAGGATGTTTACTGTCGCACTACTATCATAGGATCCAGAGCTAGTATACTCCTCAAAAACCACCTCAGACTCCTCTGTAGACTCGATGTTTAAATGCTCATGATTGCTATATCCAGAGGTAAGAGTACCAGCTGTGATAGCATCATCTGTAGCTTTATGAGTATACAGCGCATTAGGTATCATGTACCATTTACCATCAGCATAGAAAAGCCTAGCATTAAAAGCCTTGAGTGTATTAACTAGATAATCATAAGCATTATCTGAGATCTTATCAAAGCCATTAGTGTAGGTGAAAGCGTGTTGAATCTTATGTAGGTACTCCCAGTCTCCAGTAGGCGTAAATCCAAACCTATAGTCTAAGATCTCGATAGGCTGATTAACTTTAAAACCTACACCATAAGGCAAAAACCCTAAGAGATTAGCTAAGTATTCTACTGTAGTAGCTTTAGGCATTACAATAGCAGATCCATCTACTGTCGTTATGTTTTTTAAAGTAGTCAGCAGATCTGTAGCCACCAGCTGATACTTCTGTGGAGTGCTAGAGATGTTTTCTTTGTACTCTGCATTGGATAGATATCCTTTCCAGTATAGCACCATATTTGGCTCTAAAGATCCCTCTACATACTGCATACCATCCTGAACAAAAAGCTCAGCCTCAAATGTGCTATTACTACTAGCTGAAAGTATATCATCGACATCTACCACATTAGAGCTGCCATCATCGATCAGATTGATCTCCAGCCTAGATCCCATGATATTATTATAGATATCGTCTGTATTGTCCCAGATCAAAACAGCTGGCTCATCTGTCCCTATAATATTATTATCATCATAGGTGATAGTAGGCGTGTGATTCGCCTTATAAATAGACAGCCTGTGTCTCCTAGATCCATAGTTAGTAGTAGGACTAGGCCCATCTGGATGTATATCTGAAAAATTCAGATTATAAATCAGTCCACCATTCGCCATATTATAAGAAATTACCTCGTTGCTTATTTGCTCTTTCTAGTGCCACCACTAGATCTTGACCTTGTACTCTAAACTCTCCTGAGACATTCATGTTATTCTGTGATCCACCTATTAAGTTTTTAAGGCGATCCAGAGGAGCTACTACTTCTGGATTTGATTTTGCACCAGCGTATTCACCCATCAGTCCTAAAGTTGGCCCAGAGATGATACCACCATTTGCAAATGCTTTTATACTATCTGATGCACTGTTCATTTTACCTTTAAAGTATGTACCTATAGCTACCAAACCTACACCAGCAGCAATAGCTACAGCTGGATTAAGACTCTTTAGAGACTCCTTTACAGCAGCTAAAGCAGTACCTACTTGTATAGCAGCTTTACCTATATCTATTAATAGATTTGCTAAGGTAGATCCTAAAGCATTTTTAACATTTTCTGCTAGACTTCCTATTCCCTGTAAAGCAGATCCTATAGCTTCACCTAGACTAGTAAAAGAGTTAGCCACTGCATCAGCGATTACTGCACTTAATTGATTAAATTCGTCTTTTGTTTCTTTCTGCTCACCTTTAAGCTCTCTAAATATTTCAGCTACTCTCCTTACTTTATCCTCAAATGATTCCATTTGTGCATCAGCAGCAGCTATAGCAAATGTCAGACCAGCATCTTGATTAAGCATGTCATCAATAGCATTAGCAGTAGCATTAGCATCTAGTTCCAGCTGTGATATTGGATCTTCTAGACCTTCAATTATTTTGGTTATTCCCTCTGATGTAATTGGATCAGTAATTGATGCAGCTACATTAGAGATCTCTTGATTAAATCTTTGCAGATCTGCTAGATCCTTAGCTTCAATAAATTTTAAACTAGAGTCTTTAGATAATATATCATCTACAGCTTTAGCAGTTTCATTAGCATCAGCCTCGTAATTATTTAACCATTCAGCCTCTATGTTTTTTGCAGCCATCTGCTGCATACCAAATGGATCAAATATGTTTCCTATGTTAGCCAGAGCAATTTTAAACCTATCTACTAGATTTAAATTCTCAGCAATTTTAAGAGATAACTGATCAAATGCAGTGACAGCAGCCATAACTCCAGCGATCACTGGCCCTCCACCTAACATCCTCATACCTTTTGCAAGAGTTGGTAGAGCTTTGGATGCTAGTCCTAGAGATAAAACTAAAGGCCCTATAGCAGCTGCCATAGATGTAGTATTTACTACAAAAGACTTAGTAGCTGGATCTGCATCTTTTAACTGCTTAGTCAGTCCCTGTATTCTTTTAGTAAGTCGCTGAGTGTTATTGATCAGATCATACTCCTCTACAATTACTTTACCCAGCTCAGCAAATGCGATATTTACATTATCCTGTAGTGTACTAGCTACACCATTTAGTGTGCCAGATAGAATTTTCATACCATTCTCAAACTGGCCACCATTAGTAGTAGCATCTTTAAACGCCTTGAGAAGTACATCAAAAGTAACAGCTCCCTCAGAGACCATATCTTTTATCTCCTCTTTAGCTACACCCATTGATTTTGATAGCAGATCTATAATAGGCACTCCATTATTTACTAACTGTAGTAAATCCTGTCCCATAAGTCTACCAGCAGCAGCAGCTTGACCAAAGGCTACAGTGATCCCTTGCATGTCTCCACCAGAGACAGCAGCAATATCACCAATAGCTTTAAGAGAATCAAATGCTACCTCAGAGCTTACGCCAAAACCTAATAAAGTATTATTAGCCTTGACCAGCTCATCTAGTTGGAAAGGAGTTCCAGCAGAAAACTTGACTAGTCGCTGAAAAGATTTAGCTCCCTTATCAGCAGATCCAGACAATACATTTAACTGAGTCTGTAGTTTTTCAAAGTTAGCAGCTGTTTTTACTGCTTTAACTCCAGCTGCAATAATTGGCACGCTGACAGATGCAGTCATTATGCCTCCTAGCTTTGTTGCTTCGTCTCCAAATTTATTGAGCTTAGCTTCTGCTTTAGACATTGCTCTCTCAAACTCCTTTAAATGAGCTGAGATTATGACTCTTAGTTTACTATCAGACATGGACTATGATTTACTACAAAGGTAACGATTTAGCGCTTTTTGAATTTGGCGCTATTAGCTCGATCCAGAAAGGCCTCATATTGCTCTCTAGTCGATTTAGGGACATCTTTTAGTTTCTTTGATATTTTGTCTTGTGGTAGAGAAAAAAGTTCGTGAGGCTTGATTAAATGCTGCTTCTTAGAAGTATTGACATTATACAGCATAGTAGAAACAAATCGAGTCTGTTCCCATTCCATATTGAGGCGTATGGCATGAGCCTCTCCTAGCCTCTGATTTTCAGTCCATGTGTAGCGCCAGAATTTATCTGGATCGATGCCTATCTGTCCTATGTAATAGTCCAGTAGATCATCCCATGAGAGAGGCTTCTCTACTTTCCCTTTGACTCTGGATTTCGTTCGATGCCCATGTTAAGATCATTGCCCAGTATTCTAGACTCAGTCATCGCTGTGATGATATCACTTAAACCATCAGCATCCAGATCCTCTAGCCATGATCCTACCTTAAACTTATTGTATTCGATCTCATTGCCTTCCTCTTGATCATAGGCAAGTAGACCACAATAAACAATAGATCTGATGGCGTTGATTGATACGCCATTTTCAAAAATAGATCCCAGCTCATCTAGTCTGATGTTTAGATCATCAGTCAGAGCTGCCCAGAAGTTCATAGAAAAATGTAAAGTGCGCTGTTTCCCTCCCAGCTTCACTGAAATGTACCCTCGTTTCTTGTTTGCCATTATGTATAAATAAGAGACACCTCACCCAGTAGATCCAGATGAGGTATCGATTTTATTCCTTATGCGTTAGTCGATGCTACGATAGGGCCAGTCAGTGTGATAGTCCCTGAGTAAGTAGCAGCAGCTTCCATGTCTCCAGATACAGACAGTTCGCTGATAAATCCATCAGCAGTGTAGATCTGATCTCCAGATACAGCTGTACCAAATACAGCCTCAATAGAAGTGCGCCCTAATAAAGCAGTCGCTAGATCATCTACATTGTCATTAGTATCTGTGTAGTCTACTAGACCATCAAAAGAGATAGATCCAGAGATAACTCCAGCGATTACTTCCTGAAAACCTGACGAGTCTTTAGAAGTAGCCTCTGGCATGTCTACAGAAAGTGAGATTTCACATGATGTAGTGTGACCTACAGCTGTGCCATCGATTTTAACTAATAGGTTAGTACCATTAAATACGCTAGATGCCATGTTATTATGTTTTTACTTTACAAATATACTACTATAAAATTTAGTCCTTGATCGAGTCTATATACTCCTGTATGTCCTCTCTCCTGACTCTTAATTTAAATGAAATATCAGCCTCCCAGTACTTGATCATCTGGCCATCTTTAAATACCCAGATCGCTGGTACAGCTTTGATCCTTTCTCTCAGAGCTTCTGGCTGTTCACTAAGATAAGCAAACTGCACTCTGGCTCCTTTGATCCCATCGAGATCTATGTTATTGCGTGTATTCCATTCTGCATTAACCTGTATGATCGCTATGCCTTGACCATATACTTTGATCATTGATAATAACCAGAATAGAAATATCAGCGCTCTCATCACTTTGTACTTATTTTAAATAAACGCTCCTCAATTTTATCCAGCTTTGTACCTATCTCATCTACCTTTTTCTGAGTGTTCATTATAGTCTCTCTGACTAACTCATCTTTAAGATCATACTCAGTGCGAGAGATCTCTGGTTTAGGTAGCTCTTTAGCCAGCTCAATGTCAGCCTGTAGAGTAGTGTACATTAATATAAGAGAGGCCACTCCACCTATTACTATGGCGATAGTTTTTAGGTCTAAAGTGAGCTGAGTGTTTTCGTTTATTTTGTGTGCCATTGATAGCGTATTGTATTTACATTACAAAGATAGCAAATCGTGATTTTTGTTATTTGCCTCTGGATCAGCACCCAATAAAAAAAGACAGCCATTTAGCTGCCTTTCAAAAGTTTTCTAAAAGAAAACCTATTTAATGATCCTATTGATCCAGTTGTATCGTTTCCTATGGCTTAGATAGTTTAGATCACCATCATTAGCATAGGCCTCTCTCTCGAAAGAGATATTTTCATACGCCTTAGATCTATAGATAAATAGCTTAACAAACCACTCTAAAACATA